TTCTCCAACTGCACCATTTACAGGTGTCCACTCGGTAATGAGTGCGTTGAAAGTGTATTTTGGATTTGTCGTGCCAACTGTTGTGTTGACTGGGCGAATCTCCATTGCGACCGCAGTTCCAATCTTGGAAGTTGCATCGCTTGGATAAACGAGTTGCTCAAGAGCGCCGGAGGCAAAATCTTGATGAAACTCTAGTGTGATTGCGTTATCTGCAAGACCGGCAACTCTTGTTCTTGCGGTGCTTCCGAACGCCGTCGTCTCAACGACATCGAGCGTTGTGGAAAGGCTTACGCTTGAAACATAAGATGAAATGTCTGTGCTTGCAAAGACTACATAAGCATTTGTGAGAACTAATTTAGCCATTGACTATGCCTTTGTTATTGCACCTGAAATTGGCCAGGTGACCGATGCGGTTGCAAGTTCTCCAACGGCCCCATTCACCGGAGTCCATTCAGTCACAAGTGCGCTGAAGGTGTAACTTGGATTGGTTGTGGTTGTGCTTGAACCGTTTGCATTGATGATGACGGTTGTGGTTGTGCCAAGCAGAGGATAAATCGTCTGCTCAACTTCGCTTGTTGCGAAGTCCTGATGAAATTCAAGCGTGACCGAGTTATCGGCAAGACCGGCAACGCGAGTGCGAGCTGCGGTCGAACCGAAGGCTGTTGTTTCTACGGCATCACGAGTGGTTGAAAGTGACACGGATGAAATTGAATCCGAAAGGTCAACTCCACCAACGGACACATAAGCATTTGTAAGGACAATTTTTGCCATTTACTTTGCGGCTCCTTCTTTGGTAATGGATGGTGTGATTGCGGATTTCTCCGACTTGATGTGGCCGGATGTCAATAGATGCTTGACATCTCCGCCATTTTCAAGAATTTCTTTTTCGGTGAGCGTGTCACCCTTTTTCTTGCCACAGACCTTGCGATCTGAAATTACTGTGTAACTCATAATTAACCCCAAATCGTTATTCTGTAACGGTAGGAAAGAAACTCAACTCCTTGCGATTCATAGGTTCCGGCTTCGGCTCCTGTAACTCGCAAAGTGTTGACAACTCCCCCAAGAGTGCGATCACCTTCAATGGCCGCCTTGATGGATGTGGCTCCCGACCCTGCTAGATAAGTGTCAAGGAGATTTTGTCCTGAGCGTTCTGAAAAGCGTTGCACAATCACAAGGACATCAACTTGCGCTTGGTCAAGACCGCGAGCATTGTCGATGTCGAATGTGAAATCTAATTGACCCACAACGGCTGCCGGTGGGGTTACGGTGTCTGGGATAAGGTCATAAGCGCGAAGCCCTGAAATCGTCTCGAGGCGCGTTTTAAGTCCATCTCTAACCTGACTTGGAATCATTAGTGAGCCAAGCCTTTATTGCGCTTGAATGGGCGAATTAAAGCCTCTACATCAGGATCAAGGCGACTGGTTAGGCGCACAGTTCCAAGTTCCGGCGTTCCGGCTATACCAAAGGGCGATTGCTTACGCACGAAAAGCCTTGAGGACTGAATGATGCAGGCTTGGTTGATTTCGGAAGGAACGGCAGTCCAACCGAAGATGCCTTTGACTCTGACGGCTTGAGGGAGATTTACTGGGAAGACATATTTTGTGACTGAAACCAAGCGATTGATTGGCCAACCCCTGTTCGGATTATTCACAGGCTCGGTTAGATAATCGCTGGATGCCCAAACGGTTGACCAGGTTTGGTCGAAATTGTCATCGGTTGCAACTTCTGAAATGCTCACATTGTCGTCAATGTTGACTGTCCAATAATCTTGAGCTGTGTAGTAATAAGTCGCAGGCGTTTGCGCGGTTCCATTCTTATAGAAGAAGCGGTCGGTGTAATCGTCAATCATTCTGCTTGCAGAAGTGATGGCGATTTCAAGCATCGTGTCATCTTGCGTGTCAGTTATGGCTAGAGATGCCTTAACTTCCGCGAGTGTCGCGTATCCGTTGGTTATTGCCACGCTTGATCCTCTTCTTTGATTTAGGCGCTATCGCCCGCTCTAATTTTGGGAGTGCGGTCGCAGTTTCCTGCGCCGTCAATCTGTTCTTTTTTGCCATATATCGTTATGAACTTCCTGCATCCAAAATGATTTTTGATGCGGCAAAATAACTGAAGTGTTGACCGTTATGGGAATTCCCATTTGACGGATGCGACGACAGAAAAGTAAATCTTCCCCAATCCAATCGCCATTTATAGGGCCATCCCAAAACCAGCACCAGTCTTTGCCTTGATTTGGGTCGGCTTCATCGCGCATTCTTTGAAGGATATCTCGATGGATAAGTAAACAACCAGTTCCAACTGCATCAACTTCAATGATTGAACGCTTTGGATATTTGTAAAGCGGTTCAAAACCTGTTTCTACTTCTTTGAAAATTGCGGGAACAGGCTTGGGATAAGGTGCATCTATTTGACCAAAGCCTGCAAAAACAAGACCGGAAACAACAGGTCTTTCTCTATCGTGAGCGGTATCTATTAGAGCATCAAATTCCCTGATGCCAAGTTGCTCATCTGAGTCAATCATCAAGAGCCAATCGCTCTTCGTTTTATCTAGGAACTGTGTGACAACTCTATTTCTCTGCTTGGAGAGAAGCCCTGAACCTTTGATTCTGATAAAAGATTCAAAGCGTTCGCCCCTGTTTTGGACTAACTGAATCAGCGTGAAAGCAAATGCTCCGTTCACCATTCCTGGATCACAAACGCCAACGCTGATTTTATGACTTGCTTTCATAGTTCCCCCGAACTTTGAGAGGTAAGAGAGAGAGTAAGTCGGGGGAGTCTTACTCTCTCTCTTACAGTATTGAGTTTTCCTTCGACTAGAAGGTTGGAGCTGTTAGACCAGTTCCGGCAATGATTGAGTTCGCCTTTGGATAACGGCCTGCTGTGTAAGCAGCGTAACCATAAACAACGGTCTTGACTGTTAGGTTGCCAGCGCCGGTCGCATCGTAGCGAAGAGCGAATGGTGAACCTGATTGCTCCCAAAGATGATTCTCGCCTGCGGTGATGCAATAGATTTCATCTTGGTTGGTGCCGGTGCCGTTTGTTGTAACAACATTGGCATCGGTAATGATTGGAAGACCAAGCATCTGATAGCCGGAGTTTCCATAACCTGCAACGCCTGTTCCGCTTCCGACTGCGTTCATTGGGCCACCAGCAGCAGGAACTACAAGTGGGCGGTTTGAAGAGTCAAGAGCAGAGAGGAACCAAGCGAGACGGCGTGGGTGCATTACCCAATGGCTTGGGTTTCCGTAGAAGTTGGTTTGAATTTGGTTTATCGCATCTGCGAGCTTTGGATAAATCAAAGCAACGGTTGGTGCGGTTGATGTGAAGGTGATTGCGTTTCCGCCTGCACCTGTTAGACCATCAGGCTGACCATTTGAGTCTGTTCCGTTTAGAAGCAGATTGTCAAGTTGTGTCTGCCAAGCACGAATTAGGTCAGCGACAACGAATTGATCGATGCCTGTTCCGCGCTCGATTGCCTGACGAGAAACATCTTGCTGACCGGCAACTGTGAAAACATTGACGGTGAGAAGCGTGTCATCCATATCTGTCTCGGAGACACCGGAGTTTTCAGTTGCTTGTGCAGCAGCCGAAGAACCAGTCGTTCCGCGTGAGATATTTAGAGTCATGCCGCTTGGTGGCAATGCCAACTTGTTTGTTCCGAAGTCAGCGAATGGGCGACCTGCACGAGCCAAAGGCGCTGCGAGATCGACGAGATATTGAGGAATTACTAGACCAGCGAATGCACCAGTTCCAACATCGCGGCGCTCAACTTCCTCTTCGCGCTGATGGCGAGCGAGGCGCTCTTGCGCTGCATAGTCAGACTTAAACTGTGCATTGTAGGCATCCATAATGAATGAATTGCCGGACTCTGGTGTGTAGGTGCGAACTTCCTTTGTGATGGTTGTGGTCACAGAAGGAGTTGCAACAGAAGCAACGCTCTTTCGAGCCTCTTCTGCCTTCTTGTCGGCTGCTGCTTGAGCAGTCAACTTTTCGATTTTTTCATCGAGTGAGCGTGATTCAGCGACGAGGGATTCAACCTTCTCGGTTTCCTCAGCAGTCAAATCGGTGCGGTTTTCTTTGGCTACTGCCTCAAGAACTGCATCCATTTCTGCCTTTACTGCATCACGGCGCTCAATTACTTTGTCAAGAAATGACATTTAGTTTTGCTCCTTGATAGATTGGTTTGAAAATCGAGGTGGTGGCGATGAGTTTCTCGGCGCTTTAAGGGTGAGAGTCTCGCTCCGACTTCGTGAATCTGTCAGATGACTGACAGAAAATTAAATATTGCTTCTTAGTGCTTTGGCAAGACGAAGTGAAATCTTGCGACTTGTGGATTCTTCCATTTCGACATCTTCTGAAGAATCAGGGCTTTCCGTGTCGATGTCATCGCCATCAACTTCGTTTTCTTCTTCTTCGGTATTTTCTCCAAGTAGAAGAGCCATCATTTCAACTGACTTCATTATGTATTCGTGACCTTCTTCTAGGTCATCAAAGATGCCCTTGAGAATTGCAAGGCTTTCGCCGGTAACTTCACGGCCTTCCTTGACCGCTTGGATTGCGCTTCTCAACGCCTCACGAGCCATCACCGAAGTTGTTGGGTAAGCAGGATAGGTGACAAGTGAAACATCTCCGTCTGACAAAGAAACTTCTGTCAAAACTCGAACGCTTCGATCATCGCTCCACTTTTGACGAATTACTCTAAAAGCAAAACTCATTTGGTCAACATCGCCTCTTTCAACAAGAGTGTAAATATCACGAGCTTCTTGAGTATTTGCTAACTCTGCTTCAAAATAAAGACCCTTTTCATCTTCGCGAAGAACAAGAGTGTTGTTTTTTGTGCGAGCCAATGGCAAACCTTCGTGGTTAATTAGCATTCGCACATCCGGAGTTTCGCTCAATGTCTTGCGAAATGCGCCAGGTGCAATGCTCTCTCTGAAAGGTAGCGGAAGGCTCGGATCATTAAAGACCGCAGCATAGCCGGCGAGTTTCATCGTTCCTTCTTCGGAACGAGCCTCGACATTTTGCACATTGTAAGTGCGGCGTTCAATTTTTTTCATCTTACTCCTTGAATCGGCCTCAGCATCTAGGGCATCAATCTTGCGTTGCGCCCAGTTCTGCGCTCTGTCACTAAAGTTGGAATCCCCGCCCCACAAAAGCCAAGCAACTAGACCTGGGCCTGGATATTGTGAATCTGATGGATCGGAGTTCTTAGGTGCTTGACCGTCAACCTTATGACGAGCGAACCACGGTGCCATCTTTCGGACTTTATTTTCACTTACTCGACCGGCAGCCATTTCGCGAGCTTCTCGCTTTGTGCCTTCGGTCAGTCCATCTCCCCCAAAACCTTCACGCAAATATTCAAGACCGCGAGCAGCGTTGTCGCGGATAAATTGCGGAACGGTCAAATCTACCTGTCGAACTTCTCCACCTGGTTCGATGCCCTCTTCGATTGACACTGCAATCATTTGGTCAATAGCATCTTGCTTATTATCGTGGCATCCAATCGTCTCATAACCACCGTCAGCATCTTCCTTGACGGTTGCCCAACCTTGACAGTCAGACTGTTCGTTTGAGATGAAATAGGGCATCGGCTTTCCTAGATTAGAAGGAGAACTTCGTTGTCGTCTTCAATAATTGAAAAATCAATTCGCGAGATGGCATTGGCTTTGATTCCTTTGAGATTTGCCTGTGCCATCGCGGTCGCAATGATTGGCTTGACTTCAGGAATTTCAACCTGTGGGAAATTCGGTTGAACATAATTTGGCGAACCGCTCTGTGAAGTTATAGAACCTTCAGGTGTCGGCGGTGTCGGCGGTGTTGGGATTGTGTTCGCCTCTGCAACCAACGCACCGAAGGAGGATGTTGCGGTTGCGAAGGTCGTTCTGACTGCGGCTGCGGTAGCAGTCACTTCCCCAAGAAGTGCAGAGGCGACCACAAGATTTTCGACTTCGGCAGTTGCGCTTGCGCTTACGCTTCCGAAGTTTGATGATCCACTAGCAACAGGGCCAAGCAAGTCAACATCAAGTTCACCTGTGCCAAGAATCAAGCCTGGCATATTAGCTCGCTATTGTGAGAGAAACCGTTAAAGAGCCACTAGGGATGACATAAGTATCGCCAGCAGTATAGGCATTGCCAGTAATGCTGCCACTAAATAAGAAATTGCCAGCACTAGCATTATCCCAAGCAGAAAAGAAAGTGGCATCTTGACTGCCCGAAATGTTTGTCCAAGTAATGTCAGCATCACTCGTAAGAGTGCCAGCAGAAGCCGCGCCGAATGATACAGATTTGCGGGTCGTCTCGGTCGCTGCGTTCGATGTTCCATTTGCGCCAGGGTCTCCGATGTGAAGTTTGATGTAAACAGTTCCCACCGAGAAACTTGAAGCATTCCCGACTGCATCAAGTAATTCATCTGCTAAGTATGAGGAAATTCCGGTCGCCATTATTCGTTGCCCTCCATAAACTCTTCAATGACTTCAACGATTCGACCAAGTTCATCGCGCTTGACGACTTTGCGAACTAACTTTCGTTCAATCGTGTTGGTGACTTCTACTTTTGGAGCCTCCACATTTACAGTCGGAGCAGCAACTTCAACTTGTGGCGCTTCAACCATAACAACAGGTTGTTCAACATTTACATTTGGAGCAGAGACATTTACGGTCGGCTCAGGAACCTGAACAACCATTTGAGCATCTCTTCTCTCGCGAACATCATAAACAGATTCAGGATTGTTAGGATCGATGGTTGAAATCTGTTGTAGTTGCGACGAAGGCAATCCGGTGTGAGCCATAGCGGGCAAACCAACGGCAGCAAGAACAGCAGCAGGATCGAAGCCAACTTGAACAAGTGAAGCGGCAATCTCTGTGCGTAATTTCAAGCCAACATCCTTGGCATCAGCAGCATCTATGTTCTGCAATGGAACACGGAATTGGTCGCCGGCTTCGCCAAGCGGTGCCAAATCTTCAACAGAGCGAACATCGTTAAGGCTTAAGAATCCTTCACGAAGCCCTTTTGTGTAGGCCTCATAACGCTCAAGAGTTGTGCCACGAAGAAGAGCATCAAGGTTGAATTTGATAAAGCCATCAGATTCAGGAAGCAATCCTGATAGAGCTTGCTCTAGGCGCTCAAGTAATGGGCGAAGCGAGTGTTGAACAAATGACAAGTTCTGTGCTTCAACAGAAGCAAAACTCATCGCACCCGATACTGGATGACCAAGTAAAGACAAAGGAACGCGGAAGAGTCGCGCAATCTCTTCCACATTGAATTTTCTAGTATCTAACAACTGAGCATCTTGAGCATTTAGTTGCAAAGGCTTGAAGGTTGCGCCACCTGTCAAGATGCCGATTCTTCCAGCACGACCAGGGCCAGCGTGAGAGATGTTCCAATCACGGCCAAGGTCTGCGGCTTGCTCTTGTGTTAGTTCACTTGGAATCTCAATGATTCCGCCAGGGTTAGCAGCGTTGCCAAAATAAGAAGCAGCGTAAACATCAGAAGCCATCGCAGCGCCAAGAGTTGTTCTAGCAGCACCTATCGGGCCAAGTCCATAATGCTCACCAGGAAGGCGAAACATTGGAATGTGCAGAATGTCATCTTTGCTTAATTTCTCAACATACATTTGCCCTGCATCATAAACAGTTACTTCGTATTCAATCGGAGCATTTGGCGCAGGGCGATTGATGCGAACGCGCTCAGGATTCAAGCAATAAAGCTCGATGACTTCGCCGATGTTGTCACGCACAGTCAAGATGTAAGCGTTGCCGTGAATGTTAAGCGATGAGATAACTTGCTCTAGGAATTCAAGGCGAGTGGCATCAGGATTTGGCTTGTTTACCCATTCAGGGATTGAACCATAAACGGCAGCGTAAGAAATGCGGTTGCGACCACGGCGAACATAAGCGCCCATTGGTAGCGATGCAATCGTGTCGCCAAGTAAGCGAACACAGGCATAAACCGTTGACATCCTGATAGCGGTTTCAGCATTTACCTCAACGCCCGCCGGCATCATATAGGCAGGGCGACCAGGGATTAGAGGCTGAATCCATTGATCCCCAGGATTTGCGTTCTGAGTTCTTCTTTCAGAGAAAGACCTAATGCGCTTTGATAATGACATCAGTTGCCTTTCTCAGTTGCCCAAATTAAAAATCCGCCAAGCACGATGAGTGCAAAGGCAGGTGATAACATCCAAACGCCTGAAGTTACTAATGCAACCCCAACTGCGCCAATGACGGCGGAGATGTCAAACTTCATTCATTCTCCTAGACTTGAATTGAGTAGAACCGAGGCGCTGGCGCTTTAGGCGGTGCGGGTTGTGTTGCCCTGTCATAGCCAAAGATTGCAGCGACGGCGGCATCCACCTTCCGCCTTGCCGATGCCTTCGCCACCATCACTCCACGACTTGATTGTTTCGTGACACAGTTGGCGACATGGCGAGCTAGTCTTTCATCTCCATCGTGTGTGAAGGATTGATTGACGACGGCTTCGTAAAATTTTTGAGTTGCAGGAACCATTCGCTCTGCGCTGTTGGGATATGCCACCACCGGCAAGCCCTCTTCGTCGAGAACCATAAATGTTCGGTTCCATCTTGCGGGATCGAAAACAATCTCTCTGACAGAGAAGCGACTATCACGACAAAAGTTGACGATTTTGGCTTCGACTTCCGCGACCGGAACGAACCACGATGAATCTGCATCTTGTGGCTTCTCCCAAAGTCCTGCAACGAATAAGTGAGGTTTGTCTGCGCCTAGGGCGAAGCCAACAAGAGCAGTCGAATCATTACTGAACGCACCGTCAAAGGCAAGCACTACATCTTCGCCAGGAATGAACTCGCGTTCTTTATCTTCTAACGCTTCCCAAGCTCCATTCGGAAGCCAAGCGACAGAAGTTGAAACGAATGTGTTGCATCGCTTTGTTCTAAATTCTGCTTCAGGTGTGCGAAGAACTGCGCTTCTGAAATCTTCAACATCAACAATGTCACCAAGACCAGGATTGCCTTCTGCCCAAGAATCTTCGTCACGGTGATTGAAATCTAATTTAGTCGGTTCCCACCAAGCAAAGAAAAATGATGGATCATCTAATTCGCCTTTGACAATGCGCTGTCCGTATTGGTAGAGCGAATAACAAAGTGAATCTTGCCCACCGGCACTCGCTTTGACTCCGGCTGTTGTTATACCAAAAAGCAAACTGTCAGCGCGAGCGCCACCGGCGAGTGAAAGCGTGTTCCATAAATCCCAACTAGGTTGGGCGTGAACTTCATCAAAGATAACTAAAGGCGAAGGATTCAAACCTTCTTTTGTGTAAGCCTCGGCAGATAAAACGCGATAGACAGATGACTTTTCTTTGTATTCAATAGCATCGCGGTAAAGAGTGAACATTGATGAAAGTTCTTCATCTAATTCAATCATTCGCTTCGCGGTGCCGAAAACTATTTTCGCTTGATCCTTGTCAGCAGCGCACGAATAAATTTCTGAGCCGTTTCCGCCAAGAGTAAGACCGGCCAAACCCATAGAAGCAGCAAGAGCCGACTTTCCGTTTTTTCTGGCCATTCCCACCAGCGCGGTTCGATGTTTGAATCTTCCATCTTCCCTCCGAGCAAGTGCGTGTGACAATAAGTCTTTCTGCCAATCTCGCAGAATCAGAAGTTTTCCGGCAGGAGAAGCGACGGAATCTTTCGTTACTCGACAGACGGCTTCGGCAAACTTTGAATAAATGTCGCCATCGCCCCTGTCACGGTCTTCCTGTGGAACTGGTGTGAGCCAACGCGGAGGCCAGGATTTAGGATGAGACATTCTTTTGCGCAAGAAGCTCTTGAATCTTTGAACGAGCCTTCACTTCCGCAACCCCCAGTTTTGAGCGGTCAACCGGAGTGAGTCCGAGCTGACACAACAATTTGAAAATCTCTGTTTCTATTGTAGAGAGCATTCCAAACAAAGGATTTGCATAGGCATAGCCTTTGTCGGTGTAAAGCACGAACTGGCTTTTCTTCATTTCTTTTTTGAGTTGCTCTTGACGGCTCATCTTCTCGACTAGCGAGGTGAGCAAAGGTTCATCAGTCACCGCAATCCAAGGAGCCATTGCACGAACTTCGATCCATCGCGCTTTTTGTTTCTTGCTTAAATGCGCAGGCGGTTCACTCGATGAACTTGGCAAAGCAATTAAGTTCTTTGGATCAGGCAAAGGTCTGCTTCCTGGGTTGCCAAGCATTCGTTTTAGTTCGTTCGGTTTTGGTGCCGGCCCTGGCATAAATTTATTTTGTCCTCTGCGCGTGTATTGAGGATGTCATTGAA